ATACAATTCTCCAGGATTAAAATATCTTATAGTCGGTACAAATGATGTTTTTGATGGTGTTAGCAGTCCGACTGTTCAAGTAAATGGTAAATTGTATTCTGTCAGTACAGGGCTATCGGTAGCAACTATAAATAACCAAGCTGTTGTAGTAGATGGATCTGCCAAGAGTAAATGGAATCCTACTTGTTTTGCTGATTGTGTAACCGAAACACATGGTGGAGAAGTGTTTTTTGAACACGCTAAAGGTTATATTGGTATATATGGATCAGAAGCACTAAATGTAGCTGGGGCAAATAGTGCTGATTTATACAGAATGACTGACATTGGTTGGTTGGCAAATACATGGAGTGGATCTGGCGATTGTGAATATCGATGGATTGATGTTACCAGTAAATATGATATACCAGCTTTATACCATAAAAAGGACAGAAACCCAATTATACCCTTTGGAGATACCTTACGAGTATTGCCAGGTAATATTGCAAAGGTAGGCAGTAATGAGGCAAAGGGAGCCTGGTTAGGATATATTGATCGTAGTCTGTTTAATGGAAACACTGTATACGGTCCTGCATTCTTTGCTGAAGCAAACAGGCTTACAAATCCATTTACTTTTAAAACTGTAGAATTAAAGGTTACTGATGAAGAAATACGACAGTCTGATACTGTTAAATACACAGTAACAGCAGTTTATGATGGTGTCCAAGAAACACAGATTAATGATGAAAGTCTAAAACAGGTTGTATCAAATACTGGGGATAATGACAATGTAAGTAAATCAGAAGTAAAACTTGTGTTGAATTTACCTATATCCACTATGAGTAAACGTATTACAGGAATTAATGTATATCGTGCAGATAAATTAAGTGGAGTGTATGAAACATATAAACTAATTACTTCTTATAATTTTGTAGATACAGGAGATGATACTCTTAATGTAACAACATCAGCAGACACAGAACTGGTTATGAATTTTGAAGTATTTAATGATAAGACCATTTTTGTAAAAGACCAGGACAATGCAATAAAAAACTGGTTAAATGATGGAAGCACAGGAAATGTTACAAATAACGTAGGTGGGATTACTGATAATGATAAGTATGATTGGCAGTCTACTTATAGCGAATTTGCAATTAAGGTTGGATCTTTTGAAAAACAAAAAATTGAAACAGTAGATGCGATTACAGGATATGAAGCGACAGGTGCTACATTAAATGAAGATTTAACTACTACAGACACAACAATAACTGTTAATAATGTGAGCAATTTGGTTAATGGAACTGTATATAAATTAGGATTTAGAGATTTAACTGTAGATGATACACAAGGGAGTGAAGATGATGATACTGATGATTATGAACGTGTAAAAGTAACCAATATAAGTGGAAATGATATAACAGTAACCAGAGGATGGGATGGGAGTGCAGGAGATTCATCATTAGCAAAAGAACACAGTAAATACGCTTCAATAAAAGCAGATGCTTTATCGGTAACTGGATGGTATAAAATGACAACTGATGATAATATGAATGGTCGTTTTCATAATGAATCCTGGAAAATGTATCGAGAAAAGTTTGGACCAGGATGGAATACGATTGTAAGCACCAAAAGTGAAGGTGCATTTGCTGGGAAGTATATGGGTATTATTATGCCACAACCCAGCGAAGATAGTAATGGAGATTTTACAATGGCTCCCTGGAGAGATACCGATGGAACCATGAAGATAAATAGTATTGTAGGACAAAAGTTTACAGCAACAAAACCCTCTTCTACTTCAAAAACATTAAAAATAGAAAAAGCCTACACTACTTTTGATGAGCAGTTAGGGTTTACTATGATTGAGGTAGATAAAGGACCACAAAGTGGGAACTGGAACGATAGCGAAGTAATCATATCTACATTTTCAGATGTTTCTGCTGTTGTAAGTGCAGATGTAAACGAAATAGCTGTAATAGACAAAGGATCAAATTCGTTAGGAGAACATCCTTATGGTCAAGAAACTAAAATAAAAATCAATGCACAGTATGCCAAAATCTTAAAAGGCAGGTTATTTTTAGGTAATATTGTTTTGGATCCTGGTAATGAAAACGAAGTGCAGAACGATTGGGTAGCGTACAGCGAATTAAATGCTTACGATGTAAGACCAGTCAGCAATGTGATTCCTTTCCCAGATCGTGAAGGAGGACAGATTACAGGATTATCAGAATTGTTTGGTAGACTTATTGTATTCAAAGCCCAGGCTATATTTGTCCTGGATGTAGTAAATCCTTCTTCTCCAACCAGCTGGGTGCGAAAAGAATCAAAAATTAATATAGGTAACATTGCACCAGAAGGTATTGTTGAAGTACATGACAGTGTTTATTTTGTACACCACGATGGTATTTACAGATTAGAATCAAATACAGTAGCCAGTTCCGATGCAACTCCCTCTGTTATGGAGAAAATTACTTTAGGAATAGAGGATCAATTTTTACTTGCTACAGACAAAAAAAGCATCAAGGGTGTCTATGATCAAAAGAACAATGAAATCCTGTATACATGGCAAACAGGAAGCCCTGCAACCCAAGAGGTATGGGCATATCATATAACACTTAAAACCTGGCGTGAAGTAAACACATCTACCAATTTAGATATACTAACATTTGGTGAAAATAGTGGACCAGTAGCCTGGGATAATACAGATACCGATGTAAAGAAATTTGATGTGCCAGAAGCAGTGGGAATAGCCTGGAAAAGTAAACGATTCCGATTGGATTTAGATCAGAAAAAACTACTTCGCTATGGTATGGTAAAATTTACAGGCACAGACACTTTAACCGTAAATATATACCTGGATGGTGCAGGAAGTGTATCCTTTACAAAAGATATTACAGCCGATGGTGGCGTAAACAGGTTTCCTATTAAACGCTACGGTAAAAACTTTGAAATAGAACTAACAACCCCATCGAGTACCAATGTGTTCTCGGTAGAACGAATGAGAATTGAAACGGAGTAACTATGGCTATTAATCCAGCAACAATGATGATGATCGCTAAAGGTGTCGGTAATATGGCACAAAGTGGTTCACGATTATTACAACCAAGATTTCAGAATACCAAGTATGGTCAAATGCTACGAGAAAGATCCAGGAATGGAAATTTATCTCAAGCACAGGAATCTAATATATTAAATAAAGTGGGGACACAGGCAGGAAACAATGCTCAAGTAGCCAGAAATAAATATATAGGTAGTGCCATTAACCAGGGAATGGGTAATTCTGTAGCTTTACAAAGAGGATTAAGAGAGTCTGAAGCTGATGTAAGAAGAACAGTTACAGATACATCCAGAGATATATATCAAAATGAAGAAACAGCGAAATCTAATGCAAAAATGAATTATGCAAGGGCAATGGATCAAGATAGTTCAGAGCGTAGAGGTGCTTTGACTTCTATGATTACAGGTGGTGCAAATACAGCATTACAGGCAGGAGCAACAGAATATGGTGCAAGAGATGCACAAAGATTAAAAGATTTGCCGAAAGGTATGGATAAACTTATGCAGGAATATCAAAAATTTAATCCACAAACAGGTAAAAAATTAATTGATACTGATCCTGGTGGTTTTTTTGGCAAACTATTAGAGTCTGGAATTTCCAGAGATAGTGCAAAAGATTTAATGAGATTTCTACAAACACAAGAAAAACAAGCAACCAGACCAGAAGATATTAACATAATGTTACCTCAATACAGAGTAAACCCTAACCTTGGATAGAATATGTCACAATTAGATGATTTTTTAAAAATGCTTGATGAAGAAGATTACACAAGAGCATTAAAAAAAGAACAGACAAAACAAAGAGTTAAAAAAGCAACAGCTGTACCAAAAAAAGAAAAACTGCCTACAGTAAAAACAGGTCAGCAAAAATTAGCTGAAAAAGTTAAGATGATGGAGACTCAAGATAAATACGATGTATTGCAGGGAAAAGGAAAGCCAGAGTCTGGTAAAGATGCTGTAGATAGACTGTTAAAAGCAGTTAAAGATCAAGATAATCTAATGTTTAATAAATCAGATGGAAGTCCAACATTTAGTGGTCAATCAGAAATATCCCCAAGAGGTGTAAAAGGATCAAATTTTAGGATTGCCCAGGAGCGTATGGATGAAATACAAACTGATTTGAAAACTGCACAGAAAGCAAAAAAGCGAGGTACTACTTTTCAAGAAGCAAAAAAACACAAAAAAGCAGACGATAAATATCGTGAATTGTTAAAAATGTTTAAGGCTCCTGGTGTAGATAAAAGAAAAGCAGATTATTTAGCAAGAATGACAACAAATAAATTTTTTAGGAAATAAATGGCAGATCCAAGAGACTTAAACGAATTTGGTGGACAGCGATTATATCGCAACAGCCTGGATGATATATTAGACCAGGTACAAAGAGATATAGAAAATGAACGATCTATAGCAAATGCCAGGCAAAATACTATTATTAATAGTGAAGATCCTGTTCAAAAACTCAAAGAAGTTCAGACGATTGAAAAAAGTGTAGCACAAGAAACTCCAGAAATACAACAAACTGTATTAAATCGTACATATAATATACCTCAACAACCAGCACCTACTGGTTTCTTACAACCAAATCCTAATCCACAGTACACTATAGGACAGCCCAGAGGTGTACAGCAAAACTTAACAGATGATGATATAAGGTTTCGTGTAGAGTTAGAACGGATTCAAGAACCTTTTGATGAATTATACCAAGAAAAGTTAAAAACTGCCAAAGAAATTCCTGGTAGAAAAGTAATGGATCCAATTTCTGGTGGATCGTATACAGTACCTGGATCTACAAAAGAAGAAATTGCAAGAAGGCAAACAATACAGGAGTTAGAAAAAAAAGGAATTATAAATAAAGGTGAAGGTATTGGAACTTTTCTTACTACAGCAATACCATTGGGTGGTTTAAC